TAGATAGCTGTTTACTGCTGAAATCGCGATCTAACTCATCCTGCCGTTTGCGGAAATCAGCGCGGATATCGGCCATTTCTTTCATACGGTCACGGGCTTTGTTACCCATACCAGCACCGAGGAAATCAATATTCCCCCGGTCACGCGCAGCAGCATTGCTATCAGCCAGACCGTTTCTGAATGCCTGAAGTTTTTCCTCTATATTTTTCTGGTCAATAAGGGCCGCATTTTGTAGCAAAATTGCTTTTTTAGCGTTATCGAGAGATGCAAGTTCTCCCTGAACAACCTGATATTTCATTTTTGCCAGTTCGTTATTTTGTCCGGCAAGAGATATTTGTTCACGCTGCTGTTTAAGCAAGCGGGTATACACATCTTCTGTTTTTTCGATATCAGATTTACCGCGTGGCTTTTTATGCGATTCATTAAGATTAAAATCAGTGGCTGCATTTCCCTGAATAGCCGCGATCTGCGCGTCTTGTCCCGGCAAAATTTTACCCTGATTATCAGTCCTTACCGCGCCCTGCCTTATGGCATCCTGTAGGGCTTTCAGCTTGGCTCTCTCCACGCCCTCTTTTTGGGACAGGGCAATGCTTTCTTTTTGTTGTTTTATAAAGGTATCGTAAGCCTTATTTATTTGAGGTGTTTGCGGCTGATTGTCTGCTGATTTCGCCTTCATCTCGTCCATAAACTGGATGGTCATCGAAAAAAGCGAGGCCATTTTATCCCCAAAGCCCAGCGTACTCATAATTGAACTTTTAATTTTATTAAATGCAGCAGCTGAAGCGTTTACCTTTTCCTCAAGCTCTTTTTGTAGTTTATTCTGCGCGTCAACCGCGTTATTTAGCTGAATGGTAGTATCAGCTATATCACGCGATAATTTATTGTATTCACGCTGATATTTAGCTGCATTTCTTACGTGACCATTATTCTGATCGTTCTCCACCCCCATTTGATGGGCCAGCATTGTGTATTCCTGAACTTTCCGGGCGGCTTCTGCCTGTGCGTCCCTCAAGTCCTCCAGCTTATCTTTGAGCGCGTCAATGGATTCACCAGAATCGGCAATAGAGCCTCTGATTTGAATTTCGCTCATGGCTTTCGCTTTTTCCACCACCTCATCAAGGGTGGAGGCATACTGTATCGCAGACTGACGCGCCTGTTCCTGATTCTGATACCATGTATACCAGGCGCCTGCCCCCAGCATCAAAATCCCTGGAATGCCACCAAATAAGGATGATACGCCAGCCCATGCGGTTCTTGTTACAGAGGTGAGCGCATTAAGCCGCTGATTGGCTATTGACAGCTCATTGACCGTGGCGGTTTCCGCTTTATTCGTTTTGACCATCTCCATTGAGTTTCTGGCAAGCAGCGTCCTGATTGATGCGCGTTGTTTTTCAGTCTGCGCCAGTTCAAGTTGAGCCACGAGTGAGCGCTGATTAGACAGAAGCACCGATTTTTCCGCTTCAATCTGAACAAGAGAAGCATTCGCCCCTTCGATTTTAGCAGCGGTGCTGGCAATCTCCGCCCCTCTGGCCCTCACAAGTTCTTCGGTCTGTGATTTCAGTTGCAGCGTCCAGTTACCCAGAAAACGGGTCACGCCCACAGCCGTTAACGCTCCCGCTGCCATTGCTACGGTATCAATGTTCTCAGCCAGTGAATCAAGCCCACCAGCAAGGGCGGCGGAGGCACCGTACGCATCATTTGTGCCGCCCACCCAGGCCATAAAGGCATTTTCAACCTTTTGAGTCGAGGCTGATACCGTTTTGGGCATTGAATCAAATTCAGCCTGCATCACCCGTAACTGAGCGGTAATAGCCGGAACCACTTTATCTATTGTCAGCAGTCCATTATCAGCCATCGCCTTGAGGTCTTTGCGGGCAACGCCCATACCAGCCGCTAAGGCTCGGATGATCCGATCACCGTTTTCGTTAACGGAGTTGAATTCCTCCCCGCGCAATACCCCCTGCGCAAGCGCCTGGCTGAACTGCGTGATAACCGAACTGGCCTCTGACGTGCTGGCCCCGGATAATTTAAGGCCGGTGCTGATAGCCTCGGTGACTTTCAGTACATCACCAGAGGAATAGCCAAACTCACGCATGGATGCCGCCGAACGGGCAAATAAGCCCGCGTTATCGCTGAAAGCTGTACCGGTTTTCTGGCTGATATCCATCAGCAAACGTTGTGAGTGAGTGAAATCATCGGTCGATGTGGATGCCTGTTTCAGTCGGGCATTGACGGAACTCCATTCATCAGCAAGCGATATCAAATGCCCTGTAGCGAATGCCCCGGCAAACGCGCCAGCCATTCCCATCGCGGCATTCTTCGTTTCCGACAACTGAGCGGAGACTTCGGCCAGAGCCTGCCTCGTCTCACGCGCAGAGGTCGCGGCCTGCCGCCCACCTCGTTGCATCGTTTTGTAGTAGTCTGATCCCAGCCGGGAAGCGCGTGATATTTCGGTCTGGAATGATTGCGAGTTTGCTGAAACTTTGATTATCAGCTCGCGTAATGTAGCCATAGTTCACCTCGTGTCAGATGCCGTCAAAAGCAGCGAGCCGCTGTTTATGGGTTTCACTCATATCGAATGCAAAATCCTCGTGTTCCGCCTGGAATGTGCCAAATGCCATTAGCGCAGCCACTGCCGGATCAATCTTGTTAGAGGATTTCTTCTTGTTGGGCTTAATATTGGCGTTAGCGTCAGACTCCATCACCACGTTACCAATCGCCCAGGCCAGTACCGGATCGCCGCGATGGCGTACCACCCTGCGATTAACGAACACTTCAAACGATTTCGCTACCGGACTGAATTTGAGATAGGTTTGCTGGAACGGCTCTACGTCAAGGCCCGCCCCCTGTAGCTGGGTACGCAGATGCGTGGCGTTCCAGGTATCAAAGCCCACCAGCCGGATATTGAATGTTTCGGCATCGCGCAGAATATCGTCGCGGATGCGGTCATAGTCGATGCAGTCTCCGGGAGTGGTTCGAATCCAGCCCGCTTTCACCCACTGGCGGTAAATGGCGCGGTTTTTGTTGGAAACATTATCAAGTGTCGCTTCCGGCAGATAATGCCTTGTAAGTAACCTAATCTCCCTGTCGAACGGAAAAGCGTAATTTACACTGGTGATATCGCTGGTTGAGGACAAGTCCAGACCTGCATAGCACTCCATCCCCGCAAGTTCGCTTTCTTCATAGTCGAGTTTGCAGGCGTCCCATGCTCCCGCGCCCATCCACGGTGTGGAACCCTGACACCAGATATTGAAACGTTTGGTCAGCATCTCCACCCATTGCGACGGGATACCCCGCGCTTTTTGAATAGTGGCCTCCAGTTTTGCCGCATCAACGGAAATATCCAGATTCGGGTTAGCCTTGATCCACATTTCAGGCTGATCAACCTCGCTTTCGTCGTCCAGTTCGTAAATCAGAACAAACAGCGAATCGTTGCTCTCTTCCCCGGCCAGAATCTGACAGCAGTAGTCGTAATGCTGCTTGCAGGCGGAAACAACGTTACTCCCGGCGGTGGTGATGGCGAATAAAACCGCTTCAGGACGTGCCCCCATACCCAGCTCAAGCGCGGAGTAAACGCCGTTATCCGGGTGAAGGTGGTACTCATCGACAATAGCCAGGCTGGGATTAGTCCCCTCGATGGTGGCCGCTTTCGCCGCCAGAGGCTTTAACAGGCTGTTATTCTTCGGGAAAATCATTTTATGGGCCTGAATATTCACGCGCTTTTTCAGCGGTTTTGACAGCAGGCACATCTGACGGGCATCGTCGAACACGATACGGGCCTGATCCCGGCTCACCGCCGCCGTGTAGATGTCCTGCTGGCCCTGCTCCATCACCAGAAACCAGTTAGCCAGCATTGCAGCTACGGTGGATTTGGCATTCTTACGCGGCACCTCGATAAAGGCGCTGCTGTACTTCCTGCGCCCCGTAGCACTGACCTTAAACCCCAGCAGGTTAGCAAAGGCGAACTGCTGCCACGGCTCCAGCATGATAGGCTGACCGCGCAACGGCCCTTTGACGTGAGGACAAAGCCGGGAGAAGGCAATAAACCGCTCTACGGTCGCTGTATCGAACACGTAACGGGGGGCATTCAGGTCTGAAAAGTACCTTTCGACGGCCTGTTTTACCCGCTTACAGGCCGGAATTTCGCCCGATTTTATGGCGATGGCGTAATCATTCCATGCGGTCAAGTTCGTCTTCCTCTTCAGTTTCAGGCGGGTTTCGGCGACGACTTACCGGATCAAAGCCCAGCAGAGACGACATTTTGATGATAATTTTCTCAGCGTCAGATTTGGCTTTCAGCGCCGGGTTACTGGTGGTGGCACCGCGTGAGCCTTCAACTGAAAACCCGCGCAGGGCAATATCTGCAACGGCTTTTCGGTACATGGAATAGTTGACGCAATACAGCTCAAGGTTATTCCAGTCGGCAGGGGTTAAATCCCCGCGTTCAGCCATCTGCTTTGCTTTTGTTTTCCACTGCTGCCCCGCGATTTCATCAAGGTAAGCGGGCGGTTTGGGTGGTCTTGCCATAACTTCTTGTTTCCTTCTGGCTTACTGCTGTGAAAAAAATCACCGCGCGTAAAAATTTGAGGGGGCGGGTGGTGCCTGGCAGTCTGGGTTTTGTCCTGAAAACCTCCCCCACCCCATCGGTGCCGCCTGTCAGCGGTTGCGGAAGCATTCCATCACCTCCCGTTCACGCTCACTCCTGCGCCTCACTGGCTGGCGCTCATCGCGTCTGGTGCGGGTCTGCATGAAGCCATCACGGCATCGGGCCAGCGAGTGATACAGATCCATCACGTCTTTCTCATTCATTATCAACCTCATACATCCAGTTATTGCGCTGTGCTGCCCGCTCTTCCTGCTCGCTGTACATACCCGCTTTGCGGTTGGCTTTGGTGATGGGGTCTTGCTGCGTGGTCTTCTGGTTGTGATGTGTTTGGCATAACGGCTGGTGATTCCACTCAGGCCAGAACAGAACGTCATCACCGCCGTTGATAGGGATGATGTGATCGACAATCTTTGCCGGAACATAGAGGCCCAGCTTCTGGCACTCAACGCACAGTGGATAGCGTTTCAGATACTGAGCGCGGTACCTCTCCCATGCAGCAGAGTAACCACGGGCGCGACGGTGGCCGCGTCTGGCATCCTGCGCCCGCCACACTTCCCGCTTGTGCTCATCGCATTTACCAGACTTCACGCGCTTGTTGCATCCCGGCTCAGTGCAACGGCGTAACGGTTGCCACGGCATCAGTACACTCCCACATCACGATAGACAGACCACAGCGCGGAGATAGCAAGGGGAATCTCTTTCGCCTCCACATCGCTAATCATCGTGCGGTACTCGTACAACTGAGAGACGTACATCAGGCAACCAATCTTGATCGCCGGGGTGAACTCCAGCCCACTATCGAACCTTTTACCGATATGCTTCTGGCAGACCTCCAGCGCCGCATCGATGTACGCCTGAATCAGCACATCTTCATCAGTACCATCAACACGACAATGCAGCTTTGCTTCAGCCAGGGTGATTTCAGTTGTCATTTCTCAGTCCCCTGTTTGCAGAGAATTTCAAGGCGGGTCATGCCAGAATCGGGGATAGGTGGCCCGATGATGTTGAGCGTTGCGCCAGCCAGCGAGCCGGTCAGCACTTTCAGGCGGTTTGCGGCGGTAATATCCCGGCGAAAGCGAACCCATACACGAACAGTGGCTTCGGCAATCTCAGCGCCAGCGGCCACCAGTTCACGACCGCTGATCCCCTTTACTTCAGCCCAGATGGTTTCCCCGTCTTCCCATTTCTGAACAACCTGCCCGGAAGGTGTTCTCGATGAAGTGAAGGTGCGGATCGTGACGCGGTTTCTCAGCCCTCCTGCTCTCATTCGTCACCGTCCTTACTGCCCTTGCTCACTTTTACTTCCTGTTTCCATGCCTGGCTGTATTCGTCGCCACCATCACGCGGCGGCATCCCTTCGCGTTCGCGGGCCTCATTCGGATTCATAATCCCGTTCTTGATACCGCGCTCATAAGTTGCATAGCGTTCAGTTGGAGTGGCACGGAGAAGATCGGCGGAATCAAATTCCACCTGATATCGAATGCCCGGTACAGGAGAGGCCACCAGCAACGCGGATTTAATCTGCTGCTCAAAGTTGGCGAGCCACGGGCGCATAGTCATGGTGAGAAAGGCGCGGCTCGCCTCACTAAAGTTGCTGTAGGTGCTGTTGCTGTATTCCTGCAGGAAGATGGGCGACACGTTGAACATGCGGGCAATGTCTTCAATGGAGAAGCGGCGGGAAGCCAGCCACTCGGCATCCTGATTACTCATACCCAGCATCTCGTATTCCATGCCACCTTCAAGGATCGGCGTTTTCCCGGCATTTCTGGCACCTTTGTAACGTTCCAGTGCTTCCAGAGCTTTCTTGCCGTTAGTGCTGTCGAGCCATTCTTTAGCCTTCACAATTCCCGCCGCCATCATGCCATCTTTCATAATGCTGGCACCGTGGCGCTGTTGGGCCAGACCTAACCCCAGCGCCTCCCGGCAAATGGTGATCGGCGAGCGCCCCAGAAAACCGTCATCGGTGGAATAACGCAGGTG